GCCGAGCTACGGGAAGCAGGTGCTTCCGGGCACGATGACGACCGCGCGCGGGGCGCTCAACACGATCCTCGTCCGCGCTGCGGCCCCGACGCCGATGCGCTACCCTGGCACGCTCCCGGTGGGCGCGGGCAACAAGCCCTGGTCGACGCAGGGCGACCCCTACATGCCGCACCCCGTCGAGCCGCTGCTGACCGGGCAAGACGGCCCGTTCGATTTCGAGTGAGGACACGATGCCGACGATCAACCAGCTTGCGCAGATTCAGACGCTCACGGGAGCGGATCAAATCCCCGTGTACTCCGCATCGAACGGCGACGCGCGCAAGGCGTCGCTGACGGCGCTCGTCGACTACTTCGAGACGGCGTTCGCGTCGCCGGACTACGTCACGCAGTACGCCTCGCCGAACGTGAACGGCTTCGTCGTGAGCATCGCGAGCACGACGCAACCGACGTGGCTTCTCCTCACGCCGACGACCGCCTTCGCGACGGGGACCATCGTCCTCCCCGCGGCGGCGAGCATCCCCGACGGGCTCGAGCTCCTCGTCTACTCGTCGCAGGACATCGCCGCGCTCGCGGTGTCGCTCAACGGCGCGACGGCGGTCAACGGCGCCCCCAGCTTCATCTCTGCGAACGCGTCCTTCGCGCTACGCTTCGACAGGCTCTCGAACGCGTGGTGGTCGGTGCAGGGCCAGAGCTCGGGCACATACGCGCAGGGCTCGTGGACGCCGGTCCTCGTCGGCGGCGTCGTGGTCGGCACCGTAAACTACACGGGTCGATGGACGCGCACAGGCCGTCAGGTCATCGTCGAGATCCTCGTCGAGCCGCAGGCGCTCTCGAGCCTCGCGTTCGCCGGCGGCGGGTCTTACTGGACCGGCCTTCCTGCGTCGCTCTTCCCGTGGTCGGGCGCGAACGCGAACGCAAGCGGCCCCGCGAACGCGAGCTTCCCTGGCGTCGGTCTCGTCGTGCTCGACGACACGCCGGGCGCGGGAAAGGTCGTCACGCTCTCGAACAACGCGAACTTCATCGCCTCTTCGCGGTCGCTCTTCACCGCGACGTATACCATCTAACGGAGCCTCCCCATGAGCTACTACCTGCAAGCCTTCGCGCCCGCTTTCGGCAACGGGCTCCTCCTCTCGCCCGGCGTCGCAAGCACAACGACGGCCTTCCCGAACAACTCGAACGCCGTCGAGCTCACGAACCTCGGCGCGACGCGCGTCTCCGTTTCCTTCGGCGACACGAACGCCGTCACCGCGTCGCTGAATGCAGACTACACGATCCTTCCAGGCATGAAGATCGTCGTGACGAAGAACCGGGCGCACCAGTTCATCGCGCACATCAGCAGCGCGGCGGGCGGCTCCCTTCACATCATCCCCGGCGAGGGCTTCTGATGGCGCTCCGAGCACTCCAAGGGCCTACTGGCGGCGGCACTCCAGTCGGCGGCTCCGGCACCACGAACACGATCCCCCGCTGGACCGGGCCGAGCACGTTGGGGGATTCGGTCATTACGCAGAGCGGGTCGTTTATCGGCATTGGCACGGCGAGTCCGGTAAGTCGTACGGACATCGCGGGGGCAAGCGTCGACCAGCTTGCGTGGGGCGTGCTCTCCGTCCGATCCAGCGATGCGCAGGGCGCAGACAAGGGCGGTTCGCTTGCATTTGGCGGCCTCTATGACGCGACCAACTCGACGCACTGGGCGCAGATCAGCGGACGCAAGGAAAATGGCACGAGCGGCCAGTATGGCGGATATCTTGCGTTTGCCACGCGCACGAACGGCGCAGGTGCCAACACCGAACGCGCCCGCATCGACTCGGCGGGCAACGTCGGCATCGGCACGGCGAGTCCGGGCGCTAAACTTGACATCCGTGGTGCCGCGCGCCTGGAGGTCGCCGATCCTCGGTTTGATCTGGTTGGCACATACCGCTCGTTCATGACGCAAGTCGTCGATGGGGCGAACGCAGCGGCAAGCTATTGGCGCCTGTATGACATCACCGCATCGGCAAATCGAATCGTGTGCGATGCGTCCGGCAACGTCGGCATCGGCACGGCGAGTCCGGGCGCTATCCTGCACACGCTCGGCACCGGTACGACTACTGGCATCTTTGCCACGACGAGCGCAAACGCATGGGTAGAGCTTCGTCGCTCGACTAGCACGACGCTCGGCTACATCGGCACGGGCGCGGGCCTCGTGACCGGTGGGGCGGCAGCGGATCTTGCGTTCCGATGCGAAAGCGGCAACCTGCTCTTCTCGACGGGTGCCACCGAACGCGCCCGCATCGACTCGGCGGGCAACCTCATCCTGAACACCGCCACCACCGGCGCGACGATTCAGGCGGCGGGCACGAACCAAGGCCTCAAACTCCCCGCGACGCCGGGCAACGCGGACACGCAGACGCTGGATTGCTACCAGGAGAACTACGCCTCAAACTCGTGGACGCCGGTAATCTTTGGAGGGACCACGGCAGGCACCGCAACGTACAGCGTGCAAGAGGGCTTCTATACGCGATGGGGAAACCTCATTTTCTGCACCGCGACCGTGGTCTTTTCCGGGCACACTGGCACCGGTAACCTTTCGCTGAGCGGGCTTCCGTTCGCGGCAAAGACCGCTGGTTCCGGCACCTATCGTTCTTCGATCATCATCGAAGAAGGCGGCGGCGTGAAGGCGATTCTCCGGCTCCAGTCTGGAACGACCGCCACCACGACCGGCGTATCCATTGCCGCAAGCGGTAACTACGTGATCACCTTCGTCTACGCCACCAACTGAGGCCCCCATGTTCGCCACCATCGAACCCGTTTCCGCCTTCCCGAGCACCGCGACGGTGCTCTTCATCAACAACGTGAACGTGCAGCCGGGCGCGTCTGCGAGCTACCAATGGTGGCTCCAGTCCGCCGAGCGCGCGAACCTCACGACCGGCACGATCAACCTCACGGGCGACGCCTATGCCGCATGGGGCACGGACGACGACTACCTCTACACGTACACCGCCGCGCAGCTCGGCCTGACCATCGTCGAGATCGTGCCCGACGCGCCGCCCGCGCCGCCCGCTCCCGAGCCGACGCCCGAGCCTGCGCCCGTCGAGGAGACCGTCTAATGGCCCTCGACGAGAAGCAAGCCGCCCAGGTGCTCGTGCAGGCGCTCGCCAAGGGCCAAGCCCGCGGCGCGTACGAGATCCACGAAAGCGCGCTCATCCACGAGGCGCTGACGCTCCTCGGCCCCAAGCTCGGCCTCGTGGCGGAGCAGGTGCCGGCGGAAGTCTCCGCGCCCGTCGTCCCCGCACCCTCGAACGAGTAGCCATGCCCGCGAAGAAGTCCGAGATGAAGTGCAACGTCCCGAAGCGCACTCCGGGCCACCCGAAGAAGTCGCACGTCGTGAAGGCGTGCGAGGGTGGCAAGGAGAAGCTCATTCGCTTCGGGCAGCAAGGCGTCTCGGGCTCTCCTCCGAGGAAGGGCGAATCGGAGGCCGACGCGAAGCGGCGCGCGTCGTTCAAGGCGCGACACGCCAAGAACATCGCGAAGGGCAAGATGAGCGCCGCGTGGTGGAGCGACTCCGTGAAGTGGAAATAACATGCCCGCGATCCCCATCCTCTCCGGCATCTACGCGAACGGCTCGCCCGACTTCCGCACGGCGTACCCCGTGAACATGGTTCCCGTCCCGATGGCGACGGGCATCTCGGAAGCGTACCTGCGCCCCGCCGACGGCCTCGTCTCGCTCGGCGTCCTCGGCCCCGGCATCGGGCGCGGCGGCATCAACTGGAACGGCGCGCTCTACCGCGTCATGGGTCCGTTCCTCGTGCGGATTGACCCGCTCGGCAACGTGACGACGATCGGCAACGTCGGCGACGACGGGAAGCCCGTCACGTTCGACTACAGCTTCGACCAGATGTGCATCGCCTCGTGTGGGAATCTCTTCTACTCGAACGGCACGACGCTCGTGCAGAACGTCGACCCCGACCTCGGAACGGTTGTGGATGTCGTCTGGGTCGACGGGTACTTCTTCACGACCGACGGCGAGTTCCTCGTCGTCACCGAGCTCAACGACCCGCTCGCGGTGAACCCGCTGAAGTACGCTTCGAGCGAAGCGGACCCCGACGCCGTCGTCGCGCTGCTGAAGGTGCGCAACGAGGTCGGCGTCCTGAACCGCTTCACGATCGAGGTCTTCGACAACGTCGGCGGCGTGGGCTTCCCCTTCCAGCGCATCGAGGGCGCGCAGATCATGAAGGGCTGCGTCGGGACGCACGCCTGCTGCATCTACCAGGAGGCGATGGCGTTCCTCGGCGGCGGGCGCAACGAGGCGCCGGGCGTCTACGTCGGCGTCAACGCGACGGCGCAGAAGGTCTCGTCGCGCGAGGTCGACGAGATCCTCGCGACGTTCACGGAGGCGCAGCTCGCGACCGCCGTCCTCGAGGCGCGCAACGACCGCGGGCACGAGCTCCTCTACGTCCACCTCCCCGACCGCACGCTCGTCTTCGACGGCGCGGCCTCGAAGGCGCTCGGCGGCGCGGTGTGGTTCGTCCTCACGTCGTCGATCCAGGGCCTCGCGCAGTACCGCGCGCGCTGGTTCGTCTACGCCTACGACGGCTGGCAGGTCTGCGACACGGCGACGCCCGCCTTCGGGCGCACGACGCAGGACGTCTCGACGCACTGGGGGGACCGCGTGCGATGGGAGTTCTCGACGCCCATCGTCTACAACGAATCGAAGGGCGCCATCTTCAACGCGCTCGAGCTCGTCGCGCTCCCCGGCGCTCCCGCCTTCGGCGTCTCTCCCGTCGTCTCGACGGACTACTCGCTCGACGGCGTGACGTGGAGCATCCCGCACACGATCGGCGTCGGGACGCTCGGGCAGCGGACGAAGCGCATCGAGTGGCGCCGCCAGGGATCCATGCGCAACTGGCGCATCCAGCGCTTTCGCGGTGACTCGCAAGCGCACCTCCCCGTCGCGCGCCTCGAAGCCGACCTCGAACCCCTGGCGTGGTGATGGCAATCCGTCGCCTCGGCCTCACCCGTGACCAGCTCGCTCAGTTTTTGACCGAGCACGAGCAGATTCGCCAGTTCGAGCTCCTCTTCTCGACGGTCGACGAGCTCCAGACCGACGGGCTCGACTCCGTGCGCTTCGACGCCGGGGCGGCCCTCGCCGGGGTCAACAAGCTGGCCGGTGTCGTCGCGCAATTGGCCCAAGACGGGGCGATCGAAGCGTCGGCCGCCCTCTCGGTCGCCCAGGCGGCGGAACGCGCCCTAGTGGCCGTCGAGGGCCTCGCGATGGTGGGCGCCACGATCCCGCCTCTGGTGCCGAAGCGGCGTAACGTGGCGTCGTTCCACGACACGACGGACCAGGCCCCGGCCCTCGTCAACACGGCGTATCCGGTCACGTTCGACACGAGCGACATCGAGCGCGGAATCTGGCGCGACTCGGTGAACACCTCGCGCATCTACGTCGCCGACGCGGGCGTGTACAATTTCGAGTTCTCCGCGCAGCTCGACAAGACCAGCGGTGGGCAGGCGCTCGTCTTCATTTGGCCGCGCGTCGACGGCGTTGACCTCCCCGACAGCGCAACGGGTGTGCGGCTCCAGGGAAACAACTCGGAGCTCGTCGCGGCGTGGAACTTCGTCCTCGACATGAAGCCGGAGGGATACTTCGAGCTCATGTGGTCGGCGGACGACGTGAACGTGCGCCTCGAACACTTCCCCGCACTGGCCCCCGTCCCTGCTATTCCGTCCGTCATTCTCACCGTCACGCAGGAGGCGTGAACCATGGCCGTCACCCCGACCCAGCTCATCGCGCCCGCGTTCGTCCCTGACACGAAGGGCACCGCCTACACGTCGACCGCCGCGCGAACGCGCATCGACTACATGGGCTTCACGAATCAGAGCGCGGCGAACGTGACGCTCTCCGTGTGGCTCGGCCCTGCTGGCGCGTCGCAGCGCATCAAGGACAAGACGATCCTCCCCGGCGAGTGCTACCTCTGCCCCGAGGTGATCGGCGCGCTGCTCATGCCCGGGCAGCTCATCGAATGGGTCGCCAGCGCGGCGGGCGCGCTCTACGGCTCCGCGAACGGCGTGACCTTCACCTGATAGGATGCCTCCCATGATGATGCTCGGAATCCCCGTCGAGAAGCCGTTCCCGTCGACCAGCGAGAACAAGAAGAACACGCTCATGGTCATCCAGGACTGGATGCTCGGCCCCGAGAAGCCGTCGAACGAGCGCGGTGCGAACGCCGACTACTGGCGCGCGCTCGCAAAGGCGATGCAGGTCGACGAGGCCGAGGCGCGTCGTCGTCGGTGCTCCAACTGCGAGTACTACGACAACACGCCGGACACGCAGCTCAAGATGGAGCGCATCCCTTGGAATCAGTGGGATGTCGACGCGGGCTTCCGTGGATTCTGCACGAAGTTCTCCTTCGTGTGCCACGACCTCCGCAGCTGCCAGGCGTGGGAAGAGAAGGAGTTCGAGGAGGGATGACGACGCTTGCGGAGGCGGTGCGCGACGACGAGGCCGTGAAGATCGAGCGGCTTGAAGGGGCGATGCTTCAGCATGAGCAGGTCGACTGCCCTGTCGAGCACATCTTCGGCCCAGGGCTTTACATCCGCCAAGGCGTCATCCCGGCAGGTACGCTCGTCGTGGGCCATCGGCACAAGAACGCGCACACGAACATTCTCCTCCGCGGCGCGATGATCCTCGCGACCGAAGACGGCGTGCGGCGCATCGAAGCGCCGATGGTGTGGATTGCGCCAGCGGGGCGAAAGGTCTTTCTCGTCCTCGAAGACATCCTTCTTCAGAACCTCTATCCGACCGACCTGACGGACCCGGCCGCGATTGAGGAAGCGTTCATCGAAAAGAGCGAGACTTGGCAGGCGCACGACGAGGAAGTGCGCGCTCGGCTGCTATCTGGTATCGCTCAAACCATGGAGCTCGCGGCGTCATGTGGGTAGCAACTGCAATCATCGGCGGGTCGATCATCTCTGGCGTCGGCGGCTACTTCGCGCAGAAGAGCGCAGCCGAAGAGGCCGCAGGCGCGCAGCGCTCCGCGAGCGAGTCGGCGATCGCCGAGCAGCGTCGCCAGCAGGCCGAAGCGGAGCGCCTTCTCGCGCCGTACATGCAGGCCGGGCAAGGCGCGCTCGGACAGCAGCAGGCGCTCCTCGGGCTCGCCGGTCCCGAGGCGCAGCAGGCGGCGATCGCGCAGCTCGAGCAGAGCCCGCAGTTTCAGGCGATGCTCGAGCAGGGCGAGTCGGCGATCTTGCAGAATGCAAGCGCGACGGGCGGCCTCCGCGGCGGCAACACGCAAGCGGCGCTCGCGCAGTTCCGACCGCAGCTCCTTTCGCAGCTCATCCAGCAGCAGATGGCGCAGCTCGGCGGGCTCGCCGGCATGGGGCAGCAGGGCGCGATGGGCGCCGCTGGCTTCGGGCAGCAGAGCGCGGCGAACATCGGCAATCAGTTCACCGCGATGGGGCAAGCCGCAGCCGGCGGCGCACTTGCGCAGGGGCAGGGGATGTCGAACCTCTTCGGCGGCGTCGGTGGCGCGCTTGGGACGCTCGGCGGGCTCGGGGCGATGGGTCGCGGGCCTCTTGCGGGTGGTGGGGGCGCCGGGACGGGTGGCGGCGGCGGCATGGCGGCAACGGCCAACGCTTACAACGCGATGACCGAAGCGCAACGCAGCAAACTTTACGGGTGATGTCATGGTGCAATCCCTCAACCAGCCGCTTAACTACATGCTCAACGTCCCCGACCCGTCGCAGGCGGTGACGGCGGGACTCCAACAGGGCGTGCAGCTCGCTTCAATGATGGAGCGCACCGACGCGCTTGCGGCGCAGAAGCAGCAGACGCTTCTCGAAAACCAGGCGCTCCAGGCGAAGGCGAGCCGAGCGAAGGCGTTTCAAGATGAGCTCGGCAAGATGACCGCCGAGGGCTTCACGGCGAAGGGTCTCAACGAGCTCATGATTCGCTTCCCTGAGGCGGCGAAGCAACTCGAAGCGCAGTACACGAACCTCGGAACGCAAGAGCGTCAGGCCCGCGTCGATGCGCTCCTCCCGGTCGCCGCAGCGGTCAACGCTGGCGACAGCGTCTCGGCGCAACTCGTGCTTCGCGACCAGATCGAGGCGCTCACGAACTCGGGCAAGACGGACGAGGCAAAGGCCGCAAGCCGTATGCTTGACCTCATCACCACTAACCCCGCTGCGGCGAAGTCGACGCTCAATCTTGCGACCGCCGGCGCGATGGGGATGGATAAGTACGCAGACACGTTGGTTAAGTTTGAAGGAAGTCGACGCGAGGAAGAGCTTCAACCGTCGAAGGTTCGAGAAGCTGCGGGCAAGGCGGAAGAGGCCGAAACGAAAGGCCGCTACGCGGAAAAGGTCATCAAGTCGGAAATCGGTCAACGCGGCGCAGCCGCGGCGGCGTCGATGGCTGCCGCCGAAGCGAGCAAGGCATCCGCTCGCAAGTCGCTTGCGCAAGCGCAGACCGAGGACGAGACGCGGTCGGCGCGCGCGGACTTGTTCAGGGCGCAAGCCGAGCTCGCGCGCGGCAAGCTCCAGAAGGCGATGGGCAACCCGGAAGACGCGCGGCAAGGCGCGCTGCATGGGATCTCCGTCATCGACAAGCTTCTCGATCCGAAGCGCCAAGGCGACATCGACCAGATCTTCGGCGCCATCGGTGCATCGAAGAAGGGCGAGTTCAAGGCTGGCGCCTTCCGACCGGAGTGGGCGCTTTCTGAGCCGCAGATGTCGATTCTTGCCGACGTCGATCAGCTTGGCGGTCGCATGTTCCTCGAACAAGCTCAGAAGATGCGCGGCCTCGGGCAGCTCACCGAAATGGAAGGCAAGAAGATTGTCGCCGCCGCGGGCAACCTGACGCGCAACCAGTCGCCGGAGCGATTCACCGAGACGCTTAAGACCATGCGCGAGGTGCTCACCGCTGGCGCGAAGCGAAAGCCTGGTGAGGTGCCCGGCGGCGTGCTCGAGATCGGTGATGGAGGCGCAGCGCAGGGCGGCGCGCAACCGACGCAAGGCGGCCCGACTGCCATCCCTGGCTTCCCTGGCTTCACCTACACGACCGAGGGCGACTGATGGCCGTCTACAACGTCACCGCGCCCGACGGCTCGAAGCTTCGGCTCGAAGGTCCGCCTGGTGCGACGCCTGAGCAGATCGGTGCGGCGGCGCAGGCGGCTTACGCGGCGCGGGCACAATCTGGCGCGGGAACCAAGTTTGAACGCGCGCGCGAGTCGTACACGAAGTACGGCGCCGAGGCCGCTCCGGTCGGCGTCGAGCCTACGCTCGTGACGCCGCGCGCTGGCACGCCGACGGGGCTTCCTGCGGGGGCTGGCGAGGTCGTGTCAGAGACGCCACGCGAGGAGACGACGGCAGAGGGCATTCTTGGTGCCGTCGGCCGCGGCCTTGCTCCGGTAGCGGGTGGCGCGCTTGCTGGCGCAGCGCTTGGCGCCCCGCTTGGCGGCGTTGGAGCGCTTCCTGGCGCCGCCGCGGGCGCAGGATCCGTACTTGCGTCGCAGCTCGTCTTCGATCCGCTTGTTAGCGCGATGAACGCAACGCTTGGAACGAACGTCGCGACGCCGAGTCAAGCGTTCGAAGAGCTTTTGACGAAGGCGGGCGTGCCGGAGCCGAAGACGGCAGCCGAGCGGCTTGTGCGCTCCGCGTCCGCGGGCATCGGCGGCGCTCTTTCTGGCGTTGGTCTTGGGCAAACGCTCGCCGGTGCAGCGGCGCCCGTAGCTCGTGCCGCTGGCGCGATGCTTGCCGAAGCGCCCGCCATGCAAGCCGCAGCGGGCGCTGGGTCTGGCCTCGCCGCTCAGTCGGCTGCGGAGCTCGGCGTCGGCCCCGGTGGGCAACTTGTCGCCGCAATCATTGGCGGCGCTGGCGGCATGGCGGCTGCGCGCGCTCCCGGCGCTCTTCTCCGCACCGCGGAGGGTGCCATCGCTGAAGCTGGCGCTCGCGCAGGCATTGGCCCCGCCGCGCCTGAAGTGGCGTCACGCCTTGCGAAGCCTGCGACGCGCGCTCGCCTTGCGACGGCGATTCGACAAGGCGCCGCAGCCGACGAGCTTGCGGCTTACATGGGCGTCGCGCCCGAAGAGGCCGAAGCATTTCGCGCGATGGTGAAGGGCACGCCAGCCGAGCAGCTCGAGGCGCGCATGGGCGCTGGCCCGAGGGTGAAGGCGCCGGCGGCGGCAGAGCCAGCGCCCACTGCTCCCGCTGCTCCTCCCGTTGCCGAACCTGGTGCGCCGAAGCCGACCGAGTTCATGGAGCCGGAGAAGCTCGGCGCGCTTATTCGCGAAGCGTCTGCCGCCCCCGGGCCTGCGCGCGAGGAGCTTGCACGCATCGCCAAGATCAATCCAGAGGTCATCGCGGCTCAAGAGCGACTTGGCATCGAGCTCCCCGTCGACGTCGCGGCGGATAACTACCAAGTCCGCGCGGCCGCTGGCCTCATTCGTTCTGAGGCCGCAGGCGAAGCGGTCGCCAAGTGGAACGAATCGGTCCGATCGGCCGTTGCGAAGTTCGACGAGACGATGGGCAAGATCGGCGCGAACGTCGATCAGTACGGCGCCGTTTCGAGCGACGTCGGTTCGCGCGTGAAGCAATCGATGAAGGCCCTGCGCGGCGAGCTCATGACGAAGGCCGGCGGGCTCTACAAGCAGGTCGACGCCGTTGTCCCGATGGCTGCCGAAGCTGATCTCGTCAACACGCGCAACGCTCTCGAGCGCGCCATGACGGAGCGCCCGACGACGATGACGGAGTGGGAGAAGTCCCTCGCCGCAAAGATCGACAAGGGCATGACCTATGGCGACCTCAAAAGCGTGAAGACCGAAATCGGGAATCTTGCTCGCGCGGCGAAGAAGGGCAACGTGCTCGGCTCCCCTGATCAGCGCGTGCTCGGCATCCTCGAAGACGCTCTTCGCGAGGATCAGCTCTTGAACGTCGAGCGCATCGGCGACGCGAACACGGTCAAGCAGCTTCGTGCTGCGAATCTGCTCACCGCGCAGCAGAAGCAACTCGGGCAGCGCATGCAAGACGTCTTCGGGCGCACGCTCACGAAGGAGCTCAACGGCATCATGTCGGACGCCGCCAAGGGGATCGAAAAGGGTTCGACGGAACGCTTCGACAAGCTCATGACCGCGCTGAACGACGTGCCTGAACCTCTTCGTAAGGAGGCCGTCGCGACGTCGATCGCGCAGGTCACGCGCGCGACGGGCGGCACCGAACGCGGAGCGTTCGACCCGCTCAAGTACGCGACCTGGTATCAAGCTACGCGCAGCACGAGCCCGCGTGCGTTCTCGGAAATCGCGAAGACGCTTGGGCCCGAAGCGACGCAGCTCATGCAGGACATGTACGTCGTCTCCAAGCGCGTCGCCGAAGCTCAGAAGGGCGTTCTTCAGACCGGCAAGGCAAATCAGAACGCGCTGATGGCCTCGCTGAAGACGGGGAATGCAATCTACAACATCCTTCAGGCAATTGCGGAGAAGGGGCTCGCTCGCGCTCCGGGCGGATCAATCGTGAAGCCGCTTCTCGCCGACGCAATCGAGAGCGCGGCGCCGAACAAGGTGCGCGCCGCGAGCGAGTTCCTTGCGAGCCCTGAGTTCAAAGACCTCGGCCTCAAAGTGGCGACGAACGCCGAGATCGATGCGCCGACGCTTCGCCGCGTTGCGGCCTCCGAAGCGTTCCGCAAGTTCGCCAATCTCGCGGGCCTTGACCGTGATAGTGCAGCGCGCGAGCGTTGGCTCTTCAATGCGGTGCAGGCACCGACGCGAACCGAGCAACAGGAGCAACCCGAATGAGCGCCTTTTCCGTCCACGAGCCCTTCCCGCAGTTCCACGGCCGCGACGGCCAGCCGCTCGACGGCGGCTTCGTCTGGATCGGCACGGCGGGCCTCGACGCGCAGGCGAACCCGATCCCGGTCTTCTTCGACCCGGCGCTCACGATCCCGGCGTCGCAGCCCATCGGCACGCGCTCGGGCTTCGCGGCGAACGGGGCGACGCCGACGCCCGTCTACTGCAACGCTGACGACTACTCGATCAAGATCCTCGACGCGAACGGGACGCTCGTCTCGAGCTACCCGAACGCGGTCGACCGCTTCCCGGCTGCAGTCATCACGGGGAACCTTTCGAGCGCGAACGTGAGTTACACCCGCGGGCTCGCGGGTACGCCGACGCGCACCGTCGAGGGGCGTTTGCGCGACTTCACGAGCGTCTTCGACTTCATGATGCCCGCGGAGATCGCGGCGGTGCAGGCATCGACGTTCCTCGTCAACGTGACGGCAGCGGTGCGCAACGCGATCAACTCGACGGCGCGCGAGGTCTACTTCCCGCCGGGAGGCTACCTCGTCGGCGACTTCAGCGGCGACCCCGCGCTTTGGATCGACTCCATTAGCGTCGGCAAGACGCTGCGCGGCGCGGGTCGTCAGGCGACGGTCATCAAGAACGTGGGGCTCGGCGCGGCGATCGGCTCGACGGGCAACCCGATCACGAACAACACGTCGATCCACATCTGCGACATGAGCATCGAGGGGCAAGCGGGCACCGGCCCAGGCATCCTCTTCGACTACACGTCGCAGTCGGTCATCGAGCGCGTGGACTGCTACAACCACGGCTCGTCTGGCATCCGCATTCTCAACGGCGCGCACGTCTCCGTCGTCGATGCGTGGTGCCGGTCGAACACAGGCGTCGGCCTCGACATCAGCAGCGACGCATTCTTCGTCGACGTCCGCGGCGGCACGTTCGAGTCGAGCGCCTCGGGCGCCTTCGTCGTGAAGGGCGGCGGTGGACTTTCGCCGCGCTTCGTCATCTTCACCGGGAGCTCGTTCCGCGGGAACGTGAACTCGAACGTCGACGTCGGCGAGGCGCGCGACGTGCGCTTCTTCGGCTGCTCGTTCGACGTCTCGGGCGCGACGACGACGCGGCACCTCTCGGTCGACGGCGGCGCGGGTCTCGCTTCGGGTGTCGTGCTCGACGGCTGCTCGCTCGTCGGTGTGAACGGCGCGCTGACGACGGTCGGCATCTTCGCCACGGCGTGCGAAGACCTCTCGGTGATGAACTGCGTCGTCGACTGCACGGGCGCGACGGCCTACGACGTCGCGGCGTCAGCGGTGCGGACGCGCTTCTACGACAACGCGGTCATCTTCGGGACGCAGACGAACGCGAGCACGTCGACGTTCCTTCGCACGAACCCGAGCGGGTCGACGACGCGCTACAACCTCGCGAACGGTCCGCTCCGGTTCGACTACCGCGCCTTCGCCGACGCGATGGGCTTCGAGGGCACGACGGTCCCGTCGGGTCTCGGCGTAGCGGCGCTCTCACTCCAGCGCTTCGGCGGCATCGACTCGTCGCTCGCGGCGCAGACGCTCTTCATGTGGCAGAACCCTAACGACAATCGCCTTTGGGTTAAGGCGTCGACGGCGCCCACCGGGACGGCCGACGGCCTCTTGCTTGGCCCTGGTGTGCGTACGGTGACGTGGGCGACGCGCCCGGCGGCTCCCGTCGTCGGAACGATGGTCTATTCGACGGACGTGCCGGGGTTCGCTCCTCCTGCGTGGGGCGCAAACGTTACCGCTGGCGGCGGCCCGTGGGCTGCGTTCATCGTCTGGAACGGAACGAACTGGACCGTGTTCGGAGTGTGATACGGTGACCGCCATGCAAGACGCCCTCCTCGTCGTCAACCTCGCCACCTCCGTTGGAGGTTTTTTCCTCGCGTGGTCGAAGCTGACGAACGCGATGACGCGCATCGAAACGCGCCTCGACGGCGTCGAGTCGAACATGAAGCGCATCGAGGACACGCTGAACAAGGACGTGCAGAAGCTCGAGCGCATCGTGCAGCTTCACAGCGAGAAGCTCGCGCGGCTCGAAGCGACCGTCTCCGTGAGGCCGCAGGCATGAGCATTGAGCACGTCGCGATTGCATGGCCCATCGTCTCTGCGGTGCTGAACGTGCTCCTCCGCACGCGCACGCCGGAGGAATGGGTCGAGCGGTGCGAGAAGCAGCCGCGCCTTGCGGCCCTGACGCGCCTCGTGCGCTCCGTCGGCCTCGACCCGGTGAAGATGGTGCGGGCGCTTGGCGAGCTCGTCGCGGGGAAGCCGTGAAGGCGTTCGTCTTCGCCTCTGCGGTGCTCGCGGTGGGATGCCACACGCCCTGCGAGCGCACCGCGCGTCACGCGATGGCGCTGGGGCGTGCGTGCGTCGAGGTCGGCGACCCTGCGCTCCGAGGCGTCTGCGAGCGAGCCTACGAGGCCGTGCGCGAAGGGCTAAGCGGCGGCGCGTGCGCGGCCGAGGTCGTCAAGTGAACTGGCTCGAGCTCGCCCGCGAGCTTGTCGCGCTCCTCGGGCGGCGCCTCGAGGCAGCCGACGACATGCGCGCGGAGAAGCGCGACGGGAAGACGCTGATGCCGCCGTTCGCCGAACTCTCCGCGGGCGCGTACGACGACCGCGCCTTCGCGCGCGACCTCCTGCGCACGGCGTGCAAGGCGGACCCGCGCCTTCGAGACGCGCTCGTCGTCGTCGCGACGCTGGCGAAGGGTGCGGACCATGACCTCTTGCGCGAGCTGGTCTCGTTCCTCCCGGTCGAGTGACAGCCCGCGAGCTCCCTGCTAGGCGGACGGTCGTGTCGCCCGCCGAAGTCTACATGGCCCTCCGGCTCCAGCTCGAAGCGCAGCTCGGGCGCGAGCAGACGACGCGCGCGGGGACGATGATCCTCCTCGGGCAGATGGCGCTCGAGACGGCGCGCTTCGAAGCGACGATGAACTACAACTTCGGCGGCGTGAAGTGCTCGCCGAAGTGGGCGGGCTGCTGGCAGCACTTCACCACGACGGAGCACGTCTCCGAGGACGAGGCCGCGCGCTACCTCGCGACGGTCCCGCCAGGGGCGAAGGTCGAGCGCGTCGGCGTCGACGACTCAGGGCGCGTCATCCTGCGCTTCTCGGGGCGTCACCCGGTGAACAAGTTCCGGGCGTACGAGACGCTCGACGACGCGGTGCAGCACCACGTCGCGTTCCTCCTCGGCAAGCGCTACCGCAACGCGGTGCACCTCGCGATGGCGGGGCGCGCGGACGACTACGCGATCGCCCTGCGCTCGGCGGGCTACTACACCGGCGACGCGGCGGCTTACGCCCGCTCAGTGCGCCTTCTCGCGCGGGAGTACGACGGGAAGATGCCGCCGGAGCCCGCCCCCGTCGTCCCGGCGCCTGAGCGCCACGAGGACGCGCCGGTGACGCTCGCGGCAAGCGCAGCGCCAGCGCCGGCCGAAAAGCCCGCCACGCCCCTGCAGGAGCCCGCGGTTGCGGCGCCTCCGGTCGTCCCGCTCCCGCAGATCGGCACGGGGCTCGCGAAAGAAGAAGAGCCTCGCCCGTGGTGGGTTCGGCTCCTCGTCTGGCTCGTCGGCGCACTCACCGGGCGGCGCTGACGCAGGCTCGGCAGGTCGTCACGCCGTGCTGCGTGATGGTCCACCCTCGAGGGAGGGCGACGCGGTCGCCTCGTCGCTCGGTCGTCTCGACGCGCTTGCAGCGCCAGCAGCGCCAGTCGTACTCGGAGCCGATCGGCGTCATTCCTTGTGTGTGACTTCGTACATCCATGTTCGGTGCCATCCTAGCGGGTGAAATCGCACGATCTCGCCCGCTTCGACGAGCTCGGC